AGGGCCGCGACGGCCAGCGCGCCGCGGTCGGCGTCCGCGCAGGTCGCGGTGAGCGCCGCCGGATCGGCCTCGAGCGACACCGCGTCGAGTCGATCAAACAAGCGCCGGATGTCAAAGCGGCGCTGCTCGGGGTCGAGCAGGCGCATCTACGGGTGTTGGAAGCTCAAGGTAAGGTTGTCGACACGTCGGAAGCGGTCAACAATCTCCTAGCCAACATTCCGATCGGCCAGGCCAAGTCGCTGTTGACACTGCTATCTCCGATTATCGACCAGTTGAAGATGCAGGGTTTGGACCCGAACAACTTCCCGTTGCTCGTCGGCTTGCGCAATCTCAACGATCAGTTCGAGAAGAACATCAAATCTCGCAGTCCTGAGCAGCTCGCTGCGCTGCTGACCGGCGCACTAGCCAGTCTTAGCGCACCTAACGCGCCGCCTGTGTCCACTGGCGGTGCCCAGGGTATCGCCAACATCATCAACCGCGCGCTAACCGGCAATAACCGACAATACGGCGGTCCGGTGACTGCAGGCCGGGTGTACCAGATCAACGAAGGCCCGCGCCAGGTCGAACTGTTCCGGCCCAATGTGGGCGGGCAGGTGATACCGCTCGGTCCGACTGGAGCAAATGTTTCTATAGGCGATGTCAAGGTCGACGTGTTGGTCCAGGGCAACGCCGATATGCAGACGGTAGCTACCATGCGCATGGTGGCGCGGGAAGAGTTCGCCGGTGCGTTGACCCAGGTGCTCGAGCGGGCCGGCAGGCGCTCGTGAGTACCGGTACGTTACGGCCCGCGACGGACACTTCGATCGGCGCAAACTGGGTGAACGTCGGCGGCGCGGCCGACTATTCCGCCGCCACCCGGGACAACAGCGACGCCACCTACGCCAAATACCCCGGCGCGCTGTCGACCAAAACCACCATCCTGTTGAAGATGGAAACCGTAACCCTCGCCGCCGGAGTGGAGATCCTGTCGGTTACCCCCCGGGTGCGCGCCCAAGCACCGAGCGGGTGGGGTCCGGAGAAAACCCTACGGATCCGGGTGCGGCACCAAACCGGCGAATCCCAACTGTGGGATTGCGACATGTCCGGTGGTTCGACCATCACCGACTACACCGGGCCTACCTTCCCTACCCAGTTCGACGGCAGCGCCTGGACCCAGACCGCGCTGAACCAACTGTCGGTGGTCGCGCAGGAAACCGTATTCTCCGGCAACACCAGCGAAGTAGATATCATGGCGATCTACTTCGACTACCAGTTCAACACCCCGCCGACCGCTACGATCACCGCGCCGGTCGCCAACTCAACTGAAACCGCCAACCCGCAGCCCACGGTCGCGGTTACTTACGCCGACGCTGACGGCGACCCGATGGCGAAATATGTCCTGCGGGTGTTCCCCGGTGATTACACCGGCAGCTTCGACGACCCGACCTCCGCCGCGTTCGACTCAGGCGAAGTGGCCCGTACGGTGGCGAACGGCGCGAGTTTCAACCCGACCATCGACGTGCCGATCCCCAACGGCTACTGGAAGATCGCGATCAAAGTCCACGACGGCACCACCTATTCGGCGTGGGCGTCGGTGTTCTTCCAAATCGCCGTACAGGAACCTGCACCGCCCACCCTCGAGTTACTGCCGATCCCGGCCGAAGCTCGAGTGCGGGTGAAAGTGCAGGGGCGGGACAACCAACTCCCGTTCTATATCGAAGACCCGATCGGGGTCACCGGGGTCAGCCAGGTCGCCGCGGCCGGGTCGGGTACCACCATTGTCGGGTCGACTACCGCCTTTCTCGACGGTCCCACCTCGCTGCGGGTTACCCGGGCGTCGACCACTGGCACCGTCCAGGTCGACTTCGCCTCGGCGCTCGACCACCCGTCGGCCAACCGGTGGGTGTTCCGGGCCGAACCGGGACAGGAGGTGGCGCACTACCTGTGGGTCGCACGGAACGGCGCGACCGCCCGCAGCGGTCGGCTCACCCTGTTCTGGTACAAAGACGACAAGGGCACGCTCGCCTCGGCCACCATCTCCACTGTTGGCGAGACCATCCTCGAGGGGGTCACCTGGACCCAACTGGCAGTGCGCGGGGTGTGCCCGGCCGACGCGGTCGGGTATAAGCTCCGGTTCGAACTGTTCAACGTCGCGGCGTCCGAGTTCCACTATGTCGACCAGATCTACGCCGGCCCAGGACGGCCGGTGGTCGAAGCGATCCGGTTCAACGGCACCAGCCTCGATTGGATCTCGGCTGACCGCCTGACCCCCGCCTATGGGGTAGAGATCGGAACGGTGGTCGACCTGCGGGTCGACGTGCAACTCGAAGATTGGACGCCTAGCACGGCAGCGGTGTTTATCGACAAGGAAGACGCCGCCGTAGTCGAGACGTCGTATTTCTTCGCTATCCTCACCAACGGCAAACTGTTCTTCGAATGGTTCACCGGCGCTAGCGGCGCGGGCGCGACCGCTGCCACATCGTCGGTGGCGACCGGGTTTACCGACGGCACTCGCCATCACCTAAGAGTGCTCGCTCTTATGGACGACGGCGCAGGCAACCGGGTCGTCCGGTTCGAAACCTCGAGCGACGGGGTGAACTGGACCCCGCTCGGCACCGACCAGACCGGCGCGGCTGCCACTATCTACGACGGCACCGCTCCGGTCCAGGTGAACAACCAGGCCGGATCGGCCGGCACACTCCCGATGAACGGCCTGCTGTATGGCGCGGAGATCCGCTATGACGGCGTGCTGGTCGGGTCGGTCGACCCCCGGCTGATCGACCCGGACGTGCCGTACTGGGAAGACGCCCAGGGTGTGCGGTGGGATCTCCACGGGACCACCCACCGGTTCTACTACGAGTTCTTCCGGGCCGGGCTGGCTGGCGGCCCGAACCTGCTGCCGGAGAACGCATCGGAGTTCGAGGACGGCAACGCTGCTGGCGTAACCCCGACCGCCAACACCACCATGGCGGTGGTCGACACCGATTCCGATTCGGGCACCCGCAGCCTCGAGTTGACCTCGGTCGCCGCGGGCGACATCGGGGTCGACCTGGTCGACAAGATCGTCGCCACCCCCGGTCGTCGTTACACCATGTTCGCCGCCTATAAGGGCGTGGCGAACGGCCGCACCTCGGACAGTGGGATCGAGTTCCTCGATGTCGACGGGACGGTGATCCACACCGCCCGGGTGTTGTTCGTCGACGGCTCGAGCAACGGAACGTGGACGGTGAACACCGCCACGGGTTACGCGCCGCCCGGCACGGCGAAGATCAACGTCCGCCACCGCATCCAAGGCACGGCGGGGGCGGGGGAGAAACACCGGATCGACTCGATCTCGCTCCACGAAGGGTCCGACTCCGACACGTACGTCGCCACCGATGACTACCACCATGCGGTGGAGATCTCCCGGTCGGCGGACGACGGCCAGACCTGGGAGGTGGTGACCGACCTGTCCGAGGTCGAGGTCGACCCGCTGACCCAGACTGTCACCGCCTACGATCATACCGCCCCCCGGGCGACCCGCCTGTTGTACCGCGCCCGGATGTTGGGTCACGCCAAACTGGTCGCGCTGGCGTCGGTGTACAGCGACGAGGCGGCGGCGGTGCTCGACGCCGACGACCACACCTGGTTGAAAGTGCCGGGCCACCCGGAGTTGGACTTGGCGCTGTGCCACGAGGAGCGCAACTTCCAATCCTCTTCGGCGGAGGATCTCGGGGTGTTCTACGCCAACAGCCGCACCGCCCCGATCGTGCACGGCGGCGCGCTGCATTCCGAAGTGTTCGAACAGGGCGTGGCGTTCTTTTTCCACAACGACAGCGAATATCGACTGTTCGAACAGATTCGGGCGTTGCGCACCCCGGTGTTGCTACAGACCTGCTACGGCGAGACCGGGGCTGGTTGTTCGACGTTCGGTGATTGTAGTATGGGTGACGGTACGATGGGCGGCGACGACGCCGGCCAGGAGCAGTTCTGGATCCGGCTCGGGTCCAATCGTCGCACCACCCGTGTCACTTATGACGATATGCACAAACAGCAGTTCCGGCGGGTGGTGGTCGACGCCCGGCAGGTTGCAACCCCCAGCCCGTAGGAGACAACGTGCCTTCACTACCTGACCCGTCGCTTTTGTCCACTAATTTCCGTAATGGTACGGACAATCTCGACACCCACCCGAACGCACACAACGACACGAATACGTTCTTGCGCGATGTGATCGAAGCGCTCGGTTCCGGGGTTACTGGGGTGTTCGACACGCTTGACGAACGGTTGGCCAGTTTCGGCGGCAAGAACCCCCTCATGGGCGACTTCAACCAGCTGGGGTGGACGTTCAGTCCGGTCACCCAAGCGATGCCCACCTCGCTCACGTCGGTCTACACCTGCCCAGCGGGCAAGAAAGCGATCCCGCTGAGCATGTTCGTACAGAACACCACCGCTGGCGGTCTCACCTACTCGGGAAACATCGTCCCGTCGGGCGGCAGCACCTCGGTCAACAACCAGTTCGCCAACGCGGTGGCAGTGGGCGCGAACAGCCTAGTGTCGTTCAACGGTGGGCTGCTGCAGGCGGGCGACTCGATATGGCTGAGCGCGTCTGGAGCGGGGCTGAACATTCACCTAGCCATGCTGGTGATGGACGCGAGCGAACCGCTGGTTCTTGCGACGCTGAGCCAAGTGCCCAACGCAGACACGTTCCTCTACGAATGTCCAGCGGGCAAGCAGGTGATCGTCGGGTTGAACACCCTGTTCGGGACTCGCGGTTTTTTCTCGAACACGTCGGGAGGGTCGGTAAGTCTCGACCACAAGATCAAGCCTTCGGGCGGCGCGATCACGTGGATGGACCGGTTCGCTATCAGCGCCAACGCTTCCCCCCTGACGTTGTTCGGCGGGCTGATCGCGGTGTTGAACGCAGGCGATCAGGTCTACGTCAACGCGACCGCGGCCAGCGCGATCAACGTGTGGGCCGTGTTCATAGAGCAGCCGATCGGCGGGTGAGCTATCCAACCGCGCAGCGCCGCGTTCGACCTGGCGGTGGTGACCGGCGCGCCCACCGTCGTCCTAGCCGACGCCCAGCGGGGCGGCGACACTTTAGCGACCGACCTGCCGGTCATGTCCGGGTCGACGATCACCGTCGATCAGACCGCGGCGGTTAGGCGCACCTGCCGGGTCACCCTACAGGTGGAGGACACCGCGCTGGTGCCGAAAACCGCAGCTGACCCGCTCGCCCCGTTCGGCTCGGAGCTGGTGATCCGCTCCGGGTTCGAACTGCCCGACGGGACGATCGAAACCGTCCCGGTGGGGGTGTTCCGGATCGAAGACACCCAATCCACCTCGAGCGGCAAGATCGAAATCGCCGGTTCCGACCGGTCGATCGTGGTCGCCGCCGCCCGGTTCGAAGAGCCATATACGATCGCGAGCGGCACCAACGTGATCACCGCGATCGAATCGTTGATCAACAGCCGTATGATCGGTTTGACCTACCAGGCGACCACCTCGGCGTTGACCGTTCCGTTGACCGTGTACGAAGAGGGTGACCGGTCGGGCGACCCGTGGACCAACGCCCGGGATCTCGCCGCCGCCGCCGGTCTCGAGGTGTTTTTCGACGCCGACGGGACGGTGGTGATCCGGCCGGTGCCCGACCCGACGGTCGACCCGGTGGTGTGGATGTTCACCCCGGGCGAGAGTTCGCTGGTGATCGAAACCTCGGACCGGTTCAACTCCCGCGATGTACGCAACGTAGCGGTGGCGTCAGGCGAGGGTACCGAGATCTCACCACCGGTACGGGCGACGGCGGAGATAACCGACCCGGACAACCCGATCTACCCGGCCGGACCGTTCGGCCGGCGTCCGGTGTTCTTCGTCTCCCAGTTGATCACCGATGTCACCCAAGCCCAGCAGGCGGCGGACGGTCTGCTGCTACGGTCGGCAGGCGGTTCGGAGATTGCAGAGTTCAGCGCCGCGCCCCACCCGGCGCTCGACGGCGGCGACGTGGTGCAACTGCAAGACCCGCTGCTCGCGATCGACACTTACACGGTGCTTGACCGGTTCCAGTTCGACCCGGTGCTGCATAGCCCGATCCAGTTCACCACCACGGCACGGAGGGCGACATGACCGACCCGTTGAGCCATCCGATCCGGGAGTTGGGGAAACGTCTGTCGGACCCGCCGGACGGGCCGTCGGTTTTGGTCGGCCGGCGGTGGGGGGTTATCGTCGCGATCGCGGGCGCACCACCGCTCACAGTCGATGTCGACATCGGCGGGGTGACCGTACCGGGGGTGCGCTATTACTACTGGTACACCCCGGTTTTAAATGATACAGTGGTGGTCGAGATCGCCGGGGGCGACCCGATCGTGGTGGGAGCTTTGGCGTGACCCGCAGCCGTGAAGTGGCAGCGCTGTTGCAATATATGGACGACTCGAAGGTTCCCCATTTCATCTCGGCTACACTCGGGGAGTACCGTTCCGCGAGCCAGCCGTGCTACCCGCACGTGCCCGATTCGCGCCACTGTGCGCCTGGAACCGACGGCAAAGGGTTGGCGGTTGATTTCACCGGCCCGCATGGCGGGGTGGACACGCCCGAACTCGAGGCGATCTGGGCGGCGCTGCACCGGGTCGCGCCGCAACTGTACGAATTGATCTACGCCGGCCACCAGTGTATCAAGAACGGCAAGCCGTACACCTACGGGCCGGAGGTGATCAAAGGTCACCATAACCACGTCCACGTATCTGTAAACAAAGGCGTTTTCATTCGTTGGACTCAGCAGCAGACACCGTCCGGCTCTATTCACGTCGGCGAACCCTACGAGGTGACCAGTTTGAACGTAACCAACGTCGACGTGACCATGCCGACCGGAGGCGATGGCAAAGGTTGGGCTACGGTCCACTACCCGATCGACAAGATCCTTGCCGCCCTACCTCAAGGTTTGCGGCCCGATGCGGACCACCAGGTGCTGATCGGCAAAGTGGGTCTAGCGCCTGACGGGTCCAACACTGTGGTCAGTGTCGAAGGGTGGGCACCCAATCAACCGGCGGTGGTCAGGCTAAGAGTTGTTGCGTGACCCCGACCGCGATCCGCGATGTTATCGCCGCGGGCGGTCCGGACATCGTCTACCAGCCAATTGTCGCGTTAGGCGCGCACGACACTATTCAAGGGTACGAGGCGCTCGCCCGGTTCCCGGACGGTAAACCGCCCAATCTGTGGTTCGACGCGGCCTGGACCGAAGGTCTCGGTCTACTGCTCGAGTTCGCCGCTATCCAACGGGCAATCGAGCATTTTCGTCCCGGTTTGGGCTACCTGGCGGTGAATGCCAGCCCATCGTCGCTGTTGGACGACGGTCTGCTCGAGTTGCTACAGCCTGACGGTCTCGATGTCCAGGTGGTGGTTGAACTGTCGGAGACACAAACGGTGGCGAGCTATACCGCTCTGCGGTATGCGATGGCCCGGCTACAGGAGATCAATGTCACCCTGTCGATCGACGACCTAGGGGCCGGGTTCTCTTCCATGGCTCACGTGCTGGAACTCGAGCCGGAGTCGTTGAAGATCGACCGGCGGTTCACCCAGAAAGTGCCGGAAGACAAGCGATTCGACGCGATCGTCGCGGCGATTGTCGCGATGGCCCACGCTTTGGATGTGTTGGCGATCGCGGAGGGGATCGAGTCGAAACAACAGAGGGACGGTTTGCGGTCGCTGGGGTGTGACGCCGGCCAAGGTTGGTTCTTAGGAGTACCAGGCCCGTTGCCGGAGGCAACATAAGGGTGTTCTTCTGGCTTGCGATCGTCTTCGTCCTCGGCGGCGTAGCAGTCGCAATTGAACAGTGGCTCATCGATCGGTGGGGCAGATGAATAAACCTCGGGTTCTATTGGTGGAGGACAACCCGGGCCAGGCGGCGCTGACCCGGTTTTTCCTCGAGCCGCATTGCTACTTGGCGACGGTGACGGCGTCGACTGCGGCCCGGGTGAAGTTCGCCGCCTACCAGTGGGATCTGATCGTACTCGATCTGTTCCTCGAAGGTTCAGAATCGGGGTTAGGGTTGCTACGTATGATCAAAGAGCTTCGGCCGGAGCAGCGGGTGGTGGTCAAGTCGGCGGCGGTTACCGACGCGATCCGCCAACAGTGTCTCGAGTTGGGGGCGGATGCGGTTTTGGAGAAAACCGGCCACCCGGAACGGCTGCTCGAGTATCTCGATGGCTAGGGGGTTCCGTTATGCGTGGCCGCTGGTGCGGGACGTACTCCTGTTGGGGGTGGGTGCGGCGGGTATCTTACATGAGACGTTCGCCTACAATCTGGAGCGGCCGAAGTTGCTCACCATTTTCGGGTTGATCGTGACCGCACCGTTGTTCACCCGGGACGGACCGCGTAAATGAGCATCCGCTATTATGACCGCCGGCGGGCACCGTTAACCAAACGGTTGGCGGGGGCGATCTTGTTGACATTGGCGCTCGGTCTGCTGTCGTACGGCCACCAGGCGTTGCGGGCGACTGAACGACGCACAGCCCTGCTCGAACGACAACAAACCTGTCATACCCGCCATCGTGAACCGGCATCGGCAGCGTGCCAGGCGTTGGGTTTACTGGCCGAGTTGCGAACCAAACTCGAGGCGGGCGGCCAGGTGACCCAGGCTGATCTCGAACGGTTGGCGGACACGTTACGGGGTGTCTCCGGCCCGGTTGGGCCTCGAGGGCCGGCTGGTCCGCCGGGACGCACGACGGTGGTAACCGTATCGTCCACTTCGATCACCAACACCACCTCAACCTCGACCACTCGTCCGCCGCCGACCACTACGACCACCCGTTGTACGGTTAAGATCAGGAGGGTTTGCTTGTGAACGATGCGATCCGTCGTGCGATCCGCACTTTCATCCAGGGGTTCCTAGGCAACCTGGTCGGTTCGTCGATCCTGTCGGGGGTGGCGACCCGGGGTGTGGTGGATTGGTCGGGGGCGACCAAGGTTGGCATCTCGGCGTTGGCGGGTGGGGTGATCGCTCTAATTTCGTTTGTGCAGAACGCGTTGGAGGATTCGGGGACGATCCCGGCGGTGTTGAAACAGCCACCTCCCGATGCTTGACAGTTTGGCAAACGTGTGCTAAACTAGCAACATGGCAACATATCCGCACGAGATTGCGACCGACCGTCCCTGTCCGGTCTGCGACCACCCGCTGTTCCCCCGGGAGGTCGAGGTCGAACTGGTCGATGGCGACGGTCTTCGCCCCTATACCGGGTCGCGATATGCCACCGCCATCCGTTGGGAATGTCCCGGGTGCGGGTGGGCGAGGACTGAGACAGATGGCTAACTGGCGAGCTTTCAATGCCACCAACAAACTAGAAACATGCTTGTGGTGCGGCAATAAGCTACGCTGGCCGCGTGTCGCCACCGAACGGCTCGACACAGCCCGCATCGCCGCCGGCGAGAAACCGAAAACCCGCCGGGCGTACCAAAATGCTGGCAACTACGGCGACGGCCATTTCTGTGGTCTGCGCTGCGGGTATCAATTTGCGGTCACGCTCGCCAATGGTGGCCGCAGGCTGAAGCCACGTGAGCCGCGCGAGGGGGCGTCGTAATGGACGCCGCTGCCGACCTGCACATCATGCGAGCACGCGCCGCCAAAGCGCACGCCATGGTCAAAGTGTTGATTGCCCACGACGCGACCCCCGCCGCCGCCCGGGCGTTGACCCCGGTCGGGTGGGAGATGGTCGCCACTCTGGCCGACGTGAACCCGCCGTCGGCCGCGACCCGCGAGCTTACCGCCCAACTGTTGGAGGCGGAGTTGGAAGCTCGCGCCCGGACGATCGACGACCCGTTCGAAGGGTTGGTGTGATGCTCCAAGGATTGCAGACCGACGAAGCGGTGCGGGTGATCCAAGAGCGCGATCACAACTGGGATGGCCGCCTGATGGACTACGATGTCGAACAGGCGATGATCATCCTGATCCGGGCTGGTAGCGTGGTCGCCATGCTCGACGACGACCGGGTGCTCCATTTCATGAAGATCCGCGATTTCGAAGGGTGATCTACGGGTCGCTGTTCACCGGTATCGGCGGATTCGATCTGGCGTTCGACCGGGCCGGGATGGAATGCGGGTTCCAATGCGAGATCGACCCCGCCTGTGCTACAGTGCTCGCACGCCACTGGCCTACCACCCCCCGCTTTCATGACATCCAGGAGTTGCACCTTGAACCCGGAGCAGTCGACCTGCTGTGTGGAGGGTTCCCCTGTCAAGACCTCTCCGTCGCCGGTGCCAAAGTCGGTCTCGACGGTACCCGGAGCCGGTTGTTTTGGGAATACGCTCGCCTCATTGGCGAGGCGCAACCGCGATGGGTCGTACTCGAAAACGTCCCTGGACTCCTGTCGTCCAACGGCGGACGGGACATGGGAACCGTCGTCGGGACGCTGGCTCAACTCGGGTTTGGGTGGGCCTACCGGGTGTTGGACGCTCAATACTTCGGAGTTCCCCAGCGACGCCGTCGTGTGTTCATTGTCGGACATTCTGGTGGCGACTGGCGACGTGCCTGCGAAGTTCTTTTTGACGGCGACGGCGTGCGCCGGGATCCTCCGGCGCGCCGCACACCGGGGCAAAAGGTTGGATCCACCCTTGGCGGCGGCTCTGGCAACCGTGGCTGGTGTAGCGACACAGATAGAATGACCTTCATTCCCTCGGCGGTCAAAAGCCGCGACGGTAAAGGTGTCGCGTCGTCAGCCGAGCAACCGCTGGTGGTCACCCCCACCCTGCACCACAACTACGGCAAGACCATTTCGGCATCGGACGCCACCCTACGGCCGCACGTACTGGCCGAAGCGTCGGTGCGCAGACTTCTACCGCTGGAATGTGAGCGCTTACAAGGATTCCCGGACGGGTGGACCGACCAGCTGTCCGACTCGGCCCGATACAGGTGCCTCGGCAACGCGGTCGCGGTTCCGGTCGTCGAATGGATCGCCCGCCGTCTGGCGGCGTCAGAGTAGCTGTTTGAACTGCGCGCCGGTCAACGCCGCCACCCGCTGCTCGGTTTTCGCCTCCAGCGTGCGCTGGATGTTCTGGTCGATCGAATCGGCCGTGTAGAGCCGGATCACCTGGCACGGCCGCTGCTGTCCGATCCGGTGGATCCGGCGCATCGCCTGGGCGTTCCGGTACGGTTTCCACGAATGCTCGAGGAACACCAGGGTGTCGGCCCGGGTCAACGTCAACGATTCGGCCAGTTTGTCGAGCGTACCTACCAGCACGTCGAACTGACCGGCCTGGAACTGCTGCACGGTGCGGCCGATCGTGCCCGCCGGCGTGTCACCATCGATCCGCGCCACCGTACACCCCGCTTTCTTCGCCACCAGTTCGGCGGCGTGACCGGCAGCTTTGAAATGGACCATCACCATCACCGGGTTGGTCCGTTCCGCCAGCAGCCCGGCGAGCATTTCGAGTTTCCCCGATCCGGTCATCAACGGGTTCTCGACCTCGAGGCCGGTCGCCAGTTTGGCCAGTTTGGTGATTTGCGCCGCCTGGCTCAACGCGACGATCTCGTGGTCTCCGACGGTGGCGATGAAATCTTTCTTCAACTGGTCGTACACCCGGCGTTGGATCGGGTGCATCGGGATTTCGAAGGTTTGGATGGTGACCGGCGGCAGCTGGTCGGGCACGTCGTCCCAGGTGCGGCGCAGGAACAGTTCACCGAGGTTGGCCTGGTGGAATTCGGCCCAGGTGGTCCCGGATCGGAGTTTGCCGATCTTGGTGCCACCCCACGGGGGTTTCCAGGTTTCGAACCAGCGGTCGATCCACCGCCAGTAGGAGGTGAACTCCCGGTCGCCAGGGTGTAGCAGTCGGACCGGGATGTACAGTTCGTGCGCCCAGTTGGGGATGGGGGTGCCGGTCAACAGCCACAGCCGGTCAGTTTTCAGTTTCTCGACCGCTCGGGTCCAGGTGGTGGCACGCCCTTTGAGGTAGTGCGCTTCGTCGCAGATCACCGTGTCCCACCGGCCGGCGTATTCGGGCCGGGGGGTGGGCAGTACTTTGGTCTTGCCGTTGGCCACTTTCTGCCGTTGGCAGAGCGAGGTGTAGGCGACCAAGGTGTAGTCGAGTTCGGGTCGCCATTTGGCGATCTCACCGACCCAGACACCTGCAGCGTGGGCCATGGCGGGGGCGATGATCAGGGTGCGACCTTCAGCCGCCTCGAGCGCTTGTTTGCTCTTCCCCAACCCCATGGAGTCGCCCAGCATGGCGCGGGGGTGGTTGCGCAGGAACTCGGTGCCGGCCTGCTGATATTCGTAGCTCAAGCGGCTACGGGGGCGTGCCGGTCGATATAGTGCCGGAACAGTTCACCGAATCGGGCGGGTCCCATCTCGAACGCGTTCACCAGGTCGTCGAGCGGGATGTCGTACACCTCTCCGATTCTACGGGCGAGGGCGAAGCTGGGGAGGCGCACACCGCGCCGGATCCGGCTCACCGCCGAATGGGTACATCCGATCTGCTCACCGATTTCACGGTTGGTCATGTCACCTCCCCAGTTCGCCTGCTGGTGGCTGGTTACCCGGTATTGTAACACGGCTGGTGCCGTCGTGGCAAACATATCTTGACGTTGCGGCAAACCTGTGGTAAACTTTGCCGTATGAGCAAACACATTGACCACGATGATTGGGAATCCGCACCCGAGACCGAAGTTTGCCCGGAGCACGGCGAACAGCGTGTGGTGGGCGGCGGGACATTCGGCCCGCGACACGACCCCTACGGCGCTGATCGGCTCGCATGTGGCCACTACGTCGCCGCGTTCGGCCCCGGCGACCCCGTCCAAATCGTGAAGGTTTGGCGCACCGAAGGGCGATACGCGTGATGAGCAAACACACCATACTCGCCCGTCAGATGTTGGCGACAAGCATCCTCCGTTCATGGGAAGTGTCCTACCAGTTGTGGGAAGACGGCAAAGCTGCCAGCCCGTCAGTGCGCGACCTCGCCCACAACGCGGTCGAACTGTCCGGGCGCGACCCGTACATTCGCGTGGTGTTGGTCGACTGGATCGCCGGCCACATCGACCAGCGCAATTCGCTCGGCATCCCGCTCGGCCAGGTGGCTGATGAAGTTGCGGGGTTCCTCCGGTGATTGGTCGTGCGCTGCGTGACGCTGCTCGCGACGAGCGGCTCGGCGCGATTCTTTGTACGTGCGGCCACTCAGCGTTTGAGCACCGCGAATGGGCGTCAACCTGGGTCATCGTCTACGGCGAGATCGTAGAACTCCGCCACCCGAACTATCGGCCCGCCGTATTCCACTGTCAACTCTGCGACTGCCCGTCGCTAACCAAGGTAGGTGTGTGATGGCGATCTGGACCGGCGACGAGCAGCCGCAACCGACCGACCTGTACCAGATCAGCCTGTTCTACGACCTCGACCGGCCTGCCGACCCGATCGACCCGGCGCTGGTGCGCACCGCCTGCGCCGAATACGACATCCGGCTCAACGCGCAGGTCGGCATGGCCGACGACTGGCTCGCCGCCATCCCACCCACGTTGGTGGCCGAACTCGAACGGTACGGCGAGTTCGAACTGATCGCGTCGAACGGGGTGATCATCCGCGCCGAACGTGAACGTTAAACTTGACACGACGGCAACGTTGTGTTTGACTGACAAAACGCCCGGGCGTCACCCGGACTGCGAAAGGAAACCGATGTCCACAGTTTTAAAACAGCAACCCGGTTTGTGTTGGTGTGGGTGTGGCGACAAGCTCACCAACGAGAAGCGCAAGTTCCTGCCCGGCCACGACGCCCGCTACAAGAGTATTTTGTTGCGCGCCCACCGGGCCGGCGAACTGATCACCATCGACCGGGGTAACGGTCGGGAACAGCGGCCCGCCCTCGAGTTGGCCACCGCGATGGGCGGCTATTGGGTCGATCTGCTCACCAAGCCGTACATCCCGGGCGCATCCACCCGCAAGATCCGCACGCTCCCGAACTCGAAGCGGGAACGGTCGAAGGCGCTGCTCGGCCAGAAGCGGACGGTGAAGATCGGCCGCTGGGAGTATGAGGGCGAGGTAGTGCGGGTGGTCGGGAACGAAGCGGTGGTCCGCTACACCATGGCCAACGGCAAGATCAACATGGTCCGGGTGCCCGCATGAGCGCCCGAGTTCTACCATTCCGTCGTGGCGTTTCCCGCGCCGCTTGGCTAGAGCAGCAATTCCGCGAAGGTGACGACAGTGACGATCGGATCGGTCAGCTGCTGTTCGATTTCGGCCGACCGAAGCGGCGCGACGTCACCCCGAATCCGGAGATTGTCGACGCCGCCTGGGTCATGGTCTGCTTGGGTAGCGTTGCGATCCCCGAACTGCCTGCCCGGTCACGCAATCGATGGGTGGCCAAGGTTACTGCATGGGCCGGTTGTGCGTATCACGTGGCCGGTTGCGTGCTGTACTACGATGGGCCAACGCAATGATCGCCGCGCTGATTGTTCTCGTAGCTCTGGTCTTCTATTTCATCCCGACCTGGGTGGCGCTCGCCCGCAACCATCACAACATGACTGCCATTATCGTGTTGAACTGGTTGGGCGGTTGGACGTTGATCGGTTGGCTGGTGGCGATCGTCTGGGCGTGCACGGTCACCCGCAATGGTGGCTACCGGTGAGCGTCGACCTAGTCAATGTCCACGTGTTCGTCCCCGGCCCGTACGGACTGGTAGTGTGCGACCTGGCCGACCTGGTCGGCCGCTGCTGCGACGACGATTACGAAGACCTCGACGCTGTCCTCGAGGACGCGGGGTTCGACATGGAGTACCCTTACAGTGATCTGCGTACGCTCATCGACAAGGTACGGGCGCTCAATCTGACCGGCGACATCAACGCCTATTGGGGCATCAACCAGGCGGAGCAGTCGTGACCGACGAACAGTTGCACGCAGAGTGGTCAGTCACACTTGAAGACCTCACTTATCGCAAGAATCGGGGGCGGAAACGAGCAACCGTAACCATGCCGAACGGGGAGGTCCACCTCATTATCAGCAAGAGCGGACGGTTTGTCCAAGTTTTTAGCGGGGCGCGGTTTATCGGTGAATTCAGTGTCCGGCAGAGGGACACGCGATGACCGACGAACGGGTCCGCATCACAGCGCAGATGTTGCGCAAGCGGATCCGAGACCGGAAATACCAACCCCGGGGCGGCGTGTCCGTGGAAGATGTGCTGATCGAGATCCGCAGCCTACCCAACAACGAGTTCTACCAGGTTCTGCGCACTGTCGGCATGGTGTTGCCGGAGAATATCCCCGGTTGGATCCGCGATGACAATGGCGCGTAACCAGACCTGGGTCCATCCGCTCGTAGCCAAGGTCGCCGGCCACTGCCCCACCTGTGGACGGGAGAACCGTGTGATGCTCAAGATTGGCGTCTGCACCCAATGCCTGTTCACGTTCTTCGCGTGGTGGTCGACGTGAACGCCAACGATCGGGACTGGGCATTTCCGCTCGCGCTGGCTATGACGATCGTTGCGATGATGATGGGCATCTTCTGGTGGGGTGAACTGTCCGACCGTGCCGACGCCCAACAACGGCTCGACAGTTACCGCACCGCTGTCCGGGCCTGTGCGCAGGCGACCAGCGATCCGGCCCGGTTCGCCCGCTGCGTGAAGGAGGCGACGAAGTGAGCCGGGCGAGAGAAGCCGCAGCGGACGCCCTCCGCAAGGCCCAGCCTTGGAACTATGGAGTGAAGGAAGCGATAGGCAGGGTTGTCGACGCTTTCCTCGCCAGCGACGACCACGACCCTGCCGACGTTGCTCGTATGGCTGAGATCACTTACGGGGCGGGGATACGGCCCTACGACTTCAAGCAGATGGTGGAGGTGTTGATCGAAGCGGGCGTGCTCGTCCAACACACTTGGGCCACGAAGATTCTTACGCCCGAAAAGTTGTGGGTGGTAAATCTGCCAGGCAATCGACAAAAGCCGCACGAGTTCGTTCTATCTAGAGATGGCGAGCACGAGTTCTGTGCTTACTGCGCCGAACCGGAAGATGCTCCGATGCACCTGCCTGTAGAGAACGTCGAGAGCAGGGTGGAATGAATGCCGACCTGCGGTCAGCACTGTTGGCCCATGTACGGGAAGCTCTGTTACAGAAATACGGTGGCGGTTCACCAGGACGAGAAGCCAACGCACAACAGATTGCTGAAGTCGTTGTGCCCGCCATTCTTTCGTTCCTGGCAACCGACGAACGGTTTGTTGAACTGAGCCACTTATTGCGCCAATGCGACGGGCAGCTTGGCCTCGCCGTGTATCGAGGCGAAGGTGGCGAGCAACGCTGGAAACAAGAAGCGTCCGAACTAATAAGCCGCATCCGCAAGGTGCTCGCTGCGCTGGGCGACCTGAAAGAGGAAGTGACGTGACGGATACAAGCCATTGGGGTCCGACACGAGCGGAAACGGGATTCAAACTCGATGCCGCATTGCGGCGCATCGCCGAACTCGAATCGGAACGTGACCGCTGGTATGAACAGTGCAACGAAGTGAAGGAGCGGGCCGACCGGCTCGCAGCCGAGAACGAGGAACTGCGGGCGCTGCTGCGGGAAGTGCTCGACTCGCGCTGTATCCCCAGCAGGGTCACCTGGCGTGACCGAACAGAGTTCTCCATGTTGCGGGAGCGCATCGAGCAGGCGCTAGGCGACGTAAAGTGAAACAACCGCCCGGGGTGCTCGCCCAGTTCGCCTGTGGACATCTAACCCGGTTGAACGAGCAGGAGTTGAACTCGATCGATTCCCGCGGCCGCCCACATGGACTCTGCGAGATCTGCGCGAAAATCTTCTACGCGATGCACGCCGACGCAAACAGCCGCCCGTCGGCGTGGACCGCGGTGGTGCGTTTCATTGACGAACCGGGTTTGCCGGGGTGACACACCGGTAGTAGGATGCGGTGTGCTCACCGTGTCATTCAGCGAACTCGAAGCCTACCGCCAGTGCCCGTTCAAATGGGCGCTCGAATACCGCGATCGGTGGCAGCCACCGACCAAACCGCCGGCGCTCGCCCGAGGTATCCGCTGGCACGAGATCATGGCCACGCACTACCGCGGCATCCAACAGGCGCAAAACGGTGGCGATGTTGACACCGACCAAACTATAGCCGGTATGCGCGCCCTGCTCGAGATCGACGATAACGACAGCGAACTGCTGTGCTGGATGTACGAAGGCTATCTCGAGCGGTACGGCGCGGAACTCGACTGGACCGTGCTCGCGGTGGAACACACCGCGATCGTGCCGCTGTGTGACGACATCGCGTTGAAAATGCGGGTCGACCTAGTGGTGCGCGACACGTTCAATAAAGTGTGGCTGGTCGACCACAAAACCGGCAAGGACCTGCCGAACGAGGTGATGCTCGACCTCGACCCGCAGTTCGGCCTGTACACCTGGGGTCTACGCCAACTCGGTCAGGAGGTGTGGGGGCAGGTGTGCAACGCGGTCCGCACCTACCGACACAAGACCCCGATACCGGTGGCGGAACGTTACGGCCGCTACCGGCTGTACCGCACCGACCTCGAGTTGGAACGGCTCGCCCGCGACTACACCGAGACCGCCCGCCGGCTGGCCGCTGAGATCGACGATCCGCCGAAGCACATCCAGTCGGGGGCGAACTCGCACTGCCGGTACCGGTGTGACTACACCGAACCGTGTCTGGCCCATTCGAAAGGCACCGACATCGGGTCCTACCTGCGGTCGGCCGGCTATACACAGGGGTACGACGAACGGTAGTTGCACCGCTGGCACGGACGTGGTAGGGTGCGGGGGTCGGCGGTGCGCCGGCACTGCGAAATGCGAACGGAGAACTATGGAGACCAAACCGTTAACTGAACAGCGCGACACGCTCAACATCCTGTACTACGGCCCCGGTGGCACCGGCAAGACCACCGACCTGGCGTTCATGGCGAACCTCGGCCGGGTGTTGTACGTCGACGCCGAATCGGGGATCAAACGGGGGCCGCTCGAGCGGCTGGGGGTGAAAACCGCCAACATCGAGATCCTCGACGTGACGGTCGGTTTCGCCCCGTTCGAACAGGCGTTCTGGGATATCAAATCGGATCTGGCCGCCGACCCCGATTCGTGGGCCGGTACGGTGTGGGATTCGGTCACCGAGATCCACAAGGCGTTCCTCGACGACGTGGTTATCGCCGGGGTGGCGAAAGCTCAGCGCCAAGGGAAGGAACGCGACCGGTTTTTCATCGAACGGGGCGACTGGGGGGTGATGACCGACCAGATGCGCCTGTTGATCCGCCGCTACCGGGACCTTCCCTGTCATTTCGGGATGGCTGCGCTCGAGCGCAGGGAGCAGGACGACGACGGCAAGGTGGTGTACCAGCCTGGGGTCACCCCCGCCCTGCAGAACGACCTGATCGGCTACATGGATGTGGTGTGCCACACCTCCACCGAACTAGTGGGGGCGGCGGAAGAGTTCCACGGTCTGTTCCGTCCGGTCGGCAAGTACCAAGGCAAAGACCGGTTCGGGGCGCTACCCCGCCGGTTGGTCGCCCCGACGTTCGACCGCGTGCTTTCTTACATCGACGGTTCGCTGTCGCGAGACACCGACCCGGAGTTGCAGGCGGCCCGGGCACGCCGGGAGCAGTTGGCAGCGCAGAGCAAGAGCGAAACTAGCGAAGGGGACGGTAATGCCGAAGCTGAGTGACGACAAGGCGCGTCGGGTGGAAGAGGCGTCGGGTGGGCTTTTGCCCGACGGGTTGTACGTGGTGATGCTGCGGGGGGTGGACGGCAGCGGTTCGGGGGCGAAAGGTCCATACTGGTCGTGGGAGCTTTCGTCGGTCGGGCGGCTCGAGGCGGACGGTACGGTCAATGGCGCGTTCGAAGGCACCAACCTGTGGGCGACCACCTCGTTGTCGGACAAGGCCGACTGGAAGTTGAAAGAGGCTTTCACCGCGTTCGGCGGCAAGACCACCGACGACACCGACGACCTGTGTGGCCGGTTGGCGGTGGCGGCAGTCTCACACCGGGTGGCGCAAGGCGGGCAGCGGGAGGGCCAGGTGGTGAACCAGGTCGATTCGTTGATGCCGTACGACGGCGACCCGTGGGCAGCTGGCGGGGCAGGCTCGGAGGGTGGCTCGGCCACTCCCGGTAAAAACCCGGATGACGATCTGTTCACGTAGCGTGACCGGCCTTTACAGGCCGTTTCCGGGGTAGTAGGGTGATCGGTCCGGTGGGTGGGTGCCGGGCCGATCGTCTGTTTCCGAGAGCCATGGGAGACCGGTTTGTCCGAGTTGCTCGAGGCGGCACTCAACTACGCCCGCCGGGGTTGGTGTGTCCTGCCCGCGCTGGGCAAGACGCCGGCGTTGCGCACCTGGCGGCAATACCAGCAGAAACCGCCCGATGTGGATCAGATCCGGCAGTGGTTCGAACCGGACGCGCCGCAGACCGCCACCGGTATCTTCATCGTCACCGGGGCGGTGTCCCGGCTGGCGGTGGTCGACTGCGACACCCCGGAAGCGTTGGCGTGGTGGGAGGACCGGCTGGGCGATCTCGCCCGGTCGACCGCCCGTTCCACCACCGGGCGGGGGGTCCACCTGTGGTTCCAGGTGGAGCGGGGCGGACCTAACCGGGCGTTGCACCGGGACCGGCTCCAATGGGATTTGAAATGCGACGGAGGTGGGGTGGTCGCCCCGCCGTCGTCCCACCCGGACGGCGGCCGCTACCAGTGGGCCGAAGGGCGGGGTCCCGATAGTCTCGTAGTGGCCCCGGAGGCCGTTCTGTGGCCCTCCCGGGGCCGCGGTTCAAACGCGACGGCCCAGAATAGCCCCCGGTCGATGCTCTCCAAACTTCTGACCACCCCGCCGGGCGAGGGTGGCCGCAACGACTGGCTCACCCAGGTGGCCGGCCACTACGCCCGCCGGGATCGGGACGCCTACGACCTGTACGAACTCGAGGTGGCGCAGGCGAACCAACTGTTGGGCACCCCGCTCGACGACAGCGAGGTGGCGAAGGTCACCCGGTCGATCTGGCAGGCGGAACACGCCCAGCCGCTCGAGCAGGTCGGCGCGAAAGTGGGGTTGGCCGGCCCGGACACCGGCTGGCTGGTCTCCGGTGACCACCAGATCTTGGCGGTGTGCCGCAAAGCCCAAGATCGGGGTGGCGACCTGTACCTCGAGGCGTGGTCGGATTTCGACCTGGTCGCGGTCGGGGTGGTCGAGGATGAGAACGCCGCCCGGGCCTACGATGTGATCGTACGCCGGCAGCGGTTCCGGGACGAGCGGCGGGCGGTCCTGCCCGCAGCGGTGCTGGCCAACCGGAACCTTCTCCTAGCGTGGCTGTTGAACCTCGGGGTGTCGGTGATCCCGCCCGAGAAGATGTGGCCGAAAAGTGGCGGGATGTCGGAACGGTTGTCGCGCTACCTCGAGTCGCAACACCCGCCGAAGTTCCAGGTGGTCGACTCGCTCGGCTGGCACGGCGACGGGTTCATCTGCCACGAAGGGGTGATCACCCGGGACGGTTTGAAACCGCTCGACGGCCGGGTGCTCGACCCGCAACGACGGTCGTGGGCACCCTACCGGTATGGGATGGGCGATCCGGACGCCGCCCGCCACATCCTACGCCAGGTGTTGACCTTCCACGACGAGACAGTGTGCGCAGTGTTCGGCGCGTGGTGGGCCGCCTGCCTGTTGAAACCGCAGATCACCGCCCGTACGTCGATGTTCCCGATCATGGCGCTACAGGCTCCGTCCGAATCGGGCAAGACCACCGGTTTCTTCGCCATGTTGATGCGGTTGGGAGGTCGGAGTCGGCCGCCGGTGATCCCGACCGAGGCGGCGTTGCGCGATTTTCTGAGTGCGCACCAGTCGGGGATCGTGTGGGTGGACGATCCGAACACCACCGAACACCTGCTCGGCCTGGTGCGGTCGTTGACCGCCGACGGTGGGATGGCGAAGAAAGGGCAGGACAACACCACCCAGGTCGATGTGCAACTGGTCGCGCCGTTGTGCCTGTCCGGTGAAGGGTTGGGTTTGGCGAATCAGAAAGCCCTGCTGGACCGGTCGATCCAACTCGAGGTGCCGTCGCCGGTGGGCCGGCGTTCGTTCTCCCGCAACCGGTCGCAGTGGGAGGACATTGTCGAGTTCAACCTGCAGTTCCCCGATCTGTGCGACTGGGCGGGCACCGTGGTGCAGTTGGCGTTGCAACAGGCCGATCTGGTGGACGATCTGCGGTCGTACACCCCGGTCGAATCGGGCGGGGGTCGGTGGGGTGACAAGATGGCGATCCTGCGGCTGGGTGCCCGGTTGCTGTCGGAACTGTCCCATCAGTCGAAATGGGTGCCGCTGGTCGACCGGTGGGTGGCGGCCAACGAAGATCCGGGTAAAGAGAACGCGTTGACCCTATCGATCCTACCGGAGCTTCTGGCCCGCACCGGGTGGCAGACGGTGCCGCAGGTGCCGAACGGCCGGTGGCCCGCCACCCCGGTGTTCATCCATGACGACACGGTGTTGTTCCACCCGGCGTCGTGCGAGGCGTGGTTGCGGGAGTTGCACCATGGGCGGGTGTCGGAGCGGACCGAGACTGCGGCGGCGATTCAGGAGCAGGCGCAGGCGTTGGGGTGTGGTAGCGCCAGGAGTGGTGAGGGCCGGCGTCAGGCGCGGTTGTACCACCCGGGGGCGGGTGGTGACAGTGTTATGACGGACCGCCGGTTGTGGTATTGGATGTTGCCCGCCGACGTGTCACTCGCAGTGATCGCAAGGTCCCACCAGTGACGCTCCGCGTCACCCCGACCCGTTGTGACGGGGGGGATGGAGGTGTTGTGACGGGCATTAACGATGTTAATAGAATGTTGTGTGGAGTTGTGACCGTCACCACCGCGTCACAACATCTGTCACAACATAACAACAAACGTAAGTTACGTTCGCGTCACAACATTCGCGTCCAGAACGTACATCGTACGCGCGGGGGACGCACGCGCGTGCGGGGCGACATCTAGGGGGGGTGCGTTCCCCCCGAATGTTGTGACGGCCCGAGATTGCACCATCCGCAAGCGATCAGATAGGGTGTGACGATGCTCCCCAGCCAGCTACCGAACATACCGATCGTAGCGGTGGACACCGAGACCTCCGGATTGTTCCCGGACGACGGCGCACGGGTGTCGATCGTATCGGTCGCCTACGACGACCCGTTCCGCGACGGCGAGATCGAAAGTTGGGCGTGGCCCTATGACCAAGGCCGGCGGGACAAACTCGACCAGGCCGAACTGTTCGCCGGCGACGACCAACTCAACCTGCCCCGGAGCGAATGGGACGCGCTGCTCGAGTGGCTCGCCGGGCGGAAACTGATCTACCAAAACGCCAAGTTCGACCAGTCGATGTTGCGGGTCGGGACCCGGCACTGGGCCGGGCGGGAACTCGAACAGCAACTGTACTGGGACACCATGATCGCCTCGCACCAGATGTGGCCCACCCACCCGACCAGCCTGAAACCCACCGCCGAACGACTCGGACTGCTCGGGAAGGACGGCGGGGAACGGGACAAAGAGACCGACGTTAAAACCTGGCTGCGCCGGGCGCGGGTCGGCCAAGGCCGCTACGACCTCGTCCCGTGGGAGGTGATCGGACCGTACGCCGCGATGGACGCCGAACTCACCCTCCGGCTGTACCACCACCAACAGGCGGAACTGGCCGCACGCGACGACGGGCCGCAACTACGCCGGCAGATCGCATCGGAACTCGAACTGTCCCAGGTGCTGTACCGGATGGAACGGCGCGGGATCGGATTCGACAGCGAACGGTGCAGGCAGGCGGCGAAACTCCTGCGGGAACGCCAAGCCGAACTCGAGCGCATGCTGCCGTTCGACCCGGGGATCAACCAGGCTAAGGCGTGGTTCTTCGGTAAAGGTGGGGGTGGGCCGGAACTGCTGCCGTACGCGGTGACCGAACACGGCGCGACCCGGTTGGACGAAGAGATCGCCCGTAAGATGGTGAACGACGGGGTGCAGTGGGCGGCGGAATATCTCGAGTGGCGCAAGATCGACGCCACCCTGTCGATGCACTACGACACCTACCCCGACCGGGTAGGGAGCGACGGCCGGCTCAGAACCTCGTACCGCCAGACCAAGGTGGTGTCGGGCAGGATGTCGGTAGAGCGGGTGCAACTCCAGGCGATCCCGAAAGACGACAAACGGGCCGAGGTCGACGGGGTGCCGTCGGTGCGGTCGCTGTTCCGGCCGGCGGACGGCAAGCAGTTGTACAACCTCGACTACCAACAGGCCGAACTGCGGGTGGCGGCCAAGTTCGCCGGTTGCCGCAAGATGCTGGCGATGCTCGAGCAGGGGGCAGACCTGCACGGGATAACCTGCGAGACGGTGATCGGGACCCCTCGGGAGTCGCCCAATTGGAAACGGGACCGGGATGTGGCGAAACGGGCAAACTTCTCGTGCATCTTCGGGGTGGGACCGGTGACGTTCCAAGCCACGATCCGCAAGTTCACCGGGGTCGAGTTGCCGTTGCATGAGTCGCAGCAGATCGTGTGGGGGTGGCGCACCGAATATCCGGAGTTCATGGCTGCGTACCGCCGGGCGGAGGCGGTGGCCCGGGCGAAAGGATCGATCAAACTGGTCGACGGTTCGAGGTCGTATTTCGCCGCCCACGAATACACCAACACGGCGTGGAGTCGGATGGTGCAGGGGTCGTTGGCGGTGTTGTTGAAACGGTGGCTGGTGGAGGTGGAGCGGGAGCTGCCGGGGGTACTGTTGTTGACGGTGCACGATTCGGCGGTGCTCGAGGTGGGTGACGAGCGGGTGCCGGTGCGGGCGCAGCAGATCGGCGAACGGCTGGCCCGGGAGTTGTTCGACGTGGAGATCCCGGTCGAGATCGGCCCGTTCGGTGGCTAGCGGTGGCGTCCCGGTGGCCCGGAGGTTTGACGGGCGGGTCGCGACGGGGGTCGATAGGGGTCTGGTCAAAGGAAGGCCACGGAAGGCGTCATCGCTTACGGTGTTAATTCCGTGAGGGTGCTTGCGATCGACCCTGGCGCGGCTCACGTCGGAATGGCCGAGGGGGGCGACACCACCCACAGTTGGGAAACCGACCCCGACGGGGCGATCCGGTGGCTCGAACAACACCTGCCCCGCTACACCCAAGTGGTCTGTGAAGATTTCCGGCTTTACGCCGACAAAGTGCGCGCCCAGGGCTACAGTCGGCTCGAGACCGTCAAACTGATCGGCGTGATCGAATACCTCTGTCGCAAAGCCGAGATCCCCTGTGAACTGCAACCGGCGTCGATCCAAGGACCCACCCGGGCGATCCTCAAAGCCCGGGGGGTGACCAAACCGAAAGGGTGCGGACCGCACGCCTGGTCCGCCCGGCTACACCTCGCCCATTGGTACTTGCGACAAGAGCAAACTGCAGGGTAGGATGCGCTGATGGGACAGATCGACATAGTGTGTGGCGGCCAGTACGGATCGGAAGCTAAAGGCCATGTTGCCGGTTACCTAGCAGTAGGCCGCAACGTAATGGCCGTACGCGTCGCCGGGCCGAACGCAGGACACTCGGTGGTCGCGCCCGACGGTCGGAAATGGGCGCTACGGCAGATCCCCGTCGCCGCGGTGACCAACCCCCGCGCCCAACTGGTGATCGCCCAAGGGTCGGAGATCGACCTCGACGTGCTCGACCAGGAGATCCTGACGCTAGAATATTCCGGCTATTCGATCCGCAACCGGCTGTTCATCGACCGCAGCGCAACCGTGATCATCGCCGCCGACCGGCAACACGAAGCGGATGTCGGGCTGCGCGACCGGATCGGATCGACCGGCAAAGGTGTAGGAGCAGCCCGTGCCGCCCGAATCATGCGCACCGCACCCACCTACGGCAACGGCGGAGTGGACACCACCGACCTGTTGAACGACTGGTTGGCCGAAGACGGACAGGTGGTGATCGAAGGCACCCAAGGTTACGGACTCGGGCTGCACACCCGCTACTACCCGCAAGTGACCTCGAGCGACTGCCGGGCGGTCGACTTCTGCGCCATGGCCGGGATCGCCCCCTGGCAACACCGGGTGACCCCGTGGGTGGTGCTGCGCACCTACCCGATCCGGGTCGCCGGCAACTCAGGCCCGCTACGGGACGAGACGACGTGGGACGCGCTCGGGTTAGAACCCGAGTACACCACGGTCACCCAGAAGATGCGCCGGGTCGGCCAGTGGGACCCCCAACTCGCGGCGGAGGCGATCCGGGCGAACGGCGGCCGGGCCTGTCGGGTGGCGTTGATGCAGTTCGACTATTGGTATCCCGAGTTGGCCGGCGAAACCCAACCGGAGAAGCTCAAGATCGAACATTGGGATGTGCTGCGGCAGCTGGACCGGGAGATCGGCGCGCCGATCGTGCTGGTCGGCACCGGACCCGGGTCGCTGGTCGACCTGCGAGACCGGTAGGTAGCGATGCCGGTCCACGACGACTATGTAGATCAGGAACTACCCGGGTTGGCGGAGGCGAAACAGGCGATGGCCCAGTTGGAAGCGGTCAGCGACAACGACGAACCGACCAGCGAACTGGGACGGTGGTGGATCGGCCAGGCACGCAGCGAACTGGCGGGGGTGATCGCCAAAGCGGAGAACTACGGCGGGGCCGACCTCGAGTTGATGGGCGAAGCGATGCTCGAACTTCTCGGTTGGCGCGACCAGCCGAACGGTGTCGGCGTGGAGATCGCCTGTTGGTTCTACGCACTCGGGAAGTTGGCCCGTATGATGGGCGCGTATACCGAACACCGCATGCCCGACGTGGACACGATCTACGACCTGCGGATCTATGCGTCGATGGCATTGAAAGTGCGAGAGACCGGACGGTGGACCTAGATGGCTGACAGTTACATATCGTGGGAAGGTGCGAGGCGTGACGTGGAACGGAGCGCCCGGTTGGCGGCGAGCGTGACTGGCCGGGACGGTAAACCGCTGATTCAGACTATCCACGCGCACGCCCACCTCGAGCCGTGCAACGAACGGTGCTACACCATCCCCGAACCCAAACCGTACATCGAGACCATCTGATGCCTAGCTGCTATTTCGCCCACCCTGTCGATTTCGCCGCCGACGCCGACCTCGCCGTAGGCAGGCAACAAGCGATCGACCTGCTCACCGCGGCCGGGTTCGTAGTGTACGATCCGGCTGAAGCGTGGTACGGCGGGTGTGACCAGGTGGCGAATAACCACGTGCTCGACCAATGCGACACCCTGTACGCCTGGCTGCCAGTGTCGATCCGCACCATCGGCGTCGGCATGGAACTGGAACGGGCACTCGGACAAGGCAAACCGTGTGTGGTGTGGGGCGGCGCGGGGTCGTGGGCGTTGCGCGAACGGGTGGCGCAGTTTGACGACCCGGAGTTGGCGGTGAAATCACTGCGGCAACAATGGGACGAACAGCCGGCACGCACCGCGCCGGGCGAACTGCGCTGGACCGGGGGCGGGAAAGCACCCTACCGGGCCTATCCGGGTGACGCCGGCTACGACCTCACCGTGTCCGAAACCACCACCATCCCCGGCCGGTCGTACGCCGACATCCCGTGTGGTATTTCGGTCGAACTGCCGCACGGCTATTGGGGGTATCTGATCGGCCGGTCCTCGACCCTGCGCACCCGCAAACTGCTGGTGAACGCCGCTGTGATCGACAACGGGTATCGAGGTCCGCTGTTCGCTGGCGCGTGGAATTTGGCTGATGACCCGGCGGTTGTGCGCGAGGGCGACCGTTTGGCCCAGTTGATTCCGATCCGGCTGGCCGATTTGGCCACTGTGCAGGTGGCGGAACTGGGCGGGTCGGAGCGGGGTGTCCGCGGGTTCGGCTCGAGCGGACTATAGATGTTCGGTTATTTCGGGGCGAAACACGCGCTCGCCCGGTACTACCCGCCACCCGAACACCAAACCATCGTTGAACCATACGCAGGCGCAGCCGGATACTCATGTTACTGGGCCGACCAGGTCGAACAGGTGATCCTGCTCGACACGTTCCCCGAACTGGTTGCACTCTGGCATCGGCTGCAGCGAATGACCGTCGACGAACTGTGGGCGATCCCTGACCCGGTGAAAGGCGAGCGTACAGTCGAACCGTTGATCGCCGCCTGCAGCGCCGAACAGGGAATAGCGGTGTTGCGCGGCAAAAGCCGCCAGGTTACCGACCGGATGGTCGCTGCCTGGCCCCGCCAGCGGAAACGGACCGAACAGCTGCTCCCGCACATCCGCCGGTGGGACATCAGATGTGCCGACGCCCAAACCGCACCGGACATCCACGCCACCTGGTTTATCGACCCGCCCTACCAACCCGACCTGCTGCCCGGGTGGGAGACCGGCGGGAAACGGTACGGCCGGGATTTACAAATCGCTGACTACAGCGAACTCGCCCGGTGGGCACGATCACGGCGCGGCCAGGTGATCGTCTGTGAACAGGAACCAGCCGCGTGGCTACCGTTCCAACCGTTCCGCCGGCAACGAAACGGGGTCGGGGCGGGAACCGGCGCAACCCGGATGGAGCAGATGTGGCACCGCACCTGCCTAGCTTGTAAACTAGCCGGGTGAAACTGTTACTGCTGGCGGTGGTCGCCACCGGGCTGCACCTCCCCCACGACAACCCCACCGTAGCCCGCCCGCCTGCTTACGCTTTTAACCCGACCCAGTACATCCGGGACTGCCAGGCGCTGGTGGCCGATTACCAGAAGACGGTCGAACTGGAACGGCTGTTGAACCAACCGGTCGGCGGGCCGTGACCCTCTCGATCGTCATCCTCAGCTGGCTGGTGGCGATCGCAGCAGCGGTGTGGTGGGTGTACGAGAAACGACGGAACCGAGGTCTATAGTGGACGACCGCATAGTGGCGGTGATCGAGAACCTGGCAAAACCGGTGGTGCGGATCCTCGAGGCGCTCGCCACCCAAGCGGAGGCGGAGATTGCCGAAGCGAACAGCAAACTGGACCCCGATCTGGGCGACCCGGTGGTCGCTGCGCCAAACCGGGCATCGCAACGGTTGGCTCGTAAAGTGGGGCGGATGCAGTGACCGTGAAGAGAGTGACACGGCCACCCGACGCCGACCAGGAGGGACCCCGCTGCCTGAACCGGGGCGAGATCAAAGTGGAACCACGGTCGCCTGGCCTGCCCTGTGTGCGCCGCTACGGGCACGGTGGGCCGCACTTCGGTTGCCAACTGGACGCCCACAATCGTCAACACTGGTGGGCCTGGTGATACAATCGGGAGCGTGGCTGATGGGAGGTTATGCGGTGCGGAACGGCAAGACGGCACCACCTGCCGCAACCCCGCCGGCTACCGCACCGACCACCCCGGATGGGGAAAATGTGTGTGGCATTACGGGCGGACACCCGCCCACCAGATCGCGGCGAACCGTGAGATGATCCGCTCGCTCGGTGACGCCCTCGAGGTCGACCCCGCCCAAGCGATCCTGTCGGTAGTGCACCAGACCGCTGGCGCGGTCGAATACTGCCGCCAGCAGATCGCAGATGGCGGCGACCCTCTCGAACAGGCGATGTGGGCGAAACTGTACGGCGAAGAGCGCGACCGGCTGGTGAAAGCTGCCGCCACCGCGATCGGCGCAGGCGTAGCGGAGCGGATGGTGCACCTCGCGGAGCAGCAAGGGCAGATGATCGCCCAGGTGATCCAAGCGGTGTTGGGTGAACTCGAGTTGACCGCGGAGCAGGCGGCGGTTGCGCCGCAGATCGTGCGCCGCCACCTGTTGGCGTTGCCTGCGTGATGGACGATCTAGAGAAAACCGACCGCGCGCTGATCTACGCTGGAACGATAGCGTTCATTGCGCTGCTCGTTCTAATGGGCTGGTGGCACTGGGTGGACGTGATCCACCATGTCAAATGCCCACTACTCCCTAAATGAGCGCCGCCAACCCGTGGGCCGCCGCGGCCGACATCATCTGCCCCCCACCCAACCCGTACACCGACAACCCCGCCCTGTGGGCACAAGAACGGGTCGGTGTGCACCTGTGGTCGAAACAGCGCGAACTGTTGCAATCGCTGGTCGACAACCGACAGACCGCCGTCCAATCTTGCCACTCGGCCGGTAAAAGCTTCAGCGCCGCGTTGGCCACCGCCTGGTGGCTCGACGCCCACCCCGCTGGCACCGCGTTCGTCGTAACCACCGCCCCCACCGGCGACCAGGTGAAAGCCATCCTGTGGCGCGAGATCGGCAAACTGCACCGCAGCGCCAAACTCGCCGGTCGGGTCAACCTCACCGAATGGTACATCGGCAACGAACTGGTCGCCATCGGACGCAAACCGAGAGATTACGACCCGACCTCGTTCCAAGGGATCCACGCGTTGTACGTGCTGGTGGTGATGGACGAATCGTGCGGCGTGCCCGACGAACTGTGGGAAGCCGCCTCCACGTTGACCTCGAACCGGTACGGCCGGCAACTGGCGATCGGCAACCCGGACGACCCACACGGCCGGTTCTCGAGGGTGTGCGCCCCCGGATCGGGCTGGCATACGATCAAAATATCCGCCTACGACACGCCGAACTTCACCGGCGAGAAAGTGCCCGAACTGCTGCAACTGTCGCTGATCGACCCTGGCTGGGCCGCGGCGAAAAAACTCGAATGGGGTGAAAACTCCCCGCTCTACGTCTCGAAAGTGCTGGGGGAGTTCCCGACCGACGCCGACGACGGGGTGATCCCGCTGTCGATGTTACAACGATGCCGAGAGATCGAACTCGGCCCGGGCGAGATCCAACTCGGGGTGGATGTCGGCGCGGGTGGCGACCGGTCGGTGATCTGGGAGCGACAAGGTCCAGTGTTGGGGCGGCAGTGGACCTCGAAACACGACGACCCGATGCAACTCGTCGGGGAGGTGTTGGTCGCCATCCGAGAGACTGGTGCGGTCAAGGTGAAGATCGACGTGATCGGTTGGGGGTGGGGGGTGGCAGGCCGGCTCGAGGAACTCGGGCGGGAAGGTGAACACGACGCCCAGATCGTCCGGGTGAACGTCGCGCAGAACTCGAGCCTGCCGAAGAAACACGCCAATCTGCGCGCCGAACTGTGGTGGGAGATAGGCCGGGAGTCCGCCCGGCAACGGCTGTGGGATCTGCGCCGGGTCGACGACGAGACCGTGGCCGACCTGACCGCCCCCCGGTTCACCCTCGACTCTAAAGGTCGGATCAAGATCGAACCGAAAGAGGACACCAAACAGCGGTTGGGACGTAGCCCGGACTCCGGCGACGCGCTGCTACTGTGCTACTACGACCCGGTCGGGTGGGGT